GGGAGATTATCCCCTTGCGCCAAGTGCCGGGCGAACCCATATACGTTGCGCCGGAACAACACCAGGCAAAGAATCGCCATGTTTGGCGGTGTAGAAGCCGGAAATCGCTGGACCGAGTCAGCTTTTGATGGACAATCCGCTGATCTTTCGGGGGTTGGTCGAACTCAAAGAGCTGGCGGACGTTGGTTTCCACAGGTCGCTAGGCGATTCGACGGCTGAAAATCTATACAAGTCCTTGGAAAGCCAAGGAAAGTCTACGCTGTGTCCCAAAATGGGGCGCGGCTATACCGAAGTTGTTTAGTTGTCAAGGGGATATTATAGTATCCCGTAGAAAAGAGATTCGGGTGTGTGATGACTGAGAAGTTCAAGGCACTAGTCCACTACATTGTGGCCTCCTGCGAGGACCCGCTAAGGCTTGGTGCTGTCCGATTGAATAAGATTTGCTGGTTTGCCGATACGATCGGGTATCGCCTGAATGGCGTTCCGATCACTGGGGAGACATACGTCAAGCGCCAGCGCGGTCCGGTGCCCAAAAATATACTGAAAACCATCCGCGAACTAGAAGACGAGAAGAAAATTCACGTCTTTGAAAAGGCGGTCGGAAGCCACAAGATGCGGCTTTTCGTTCCGCTTGTTACGCCCGATTCAAGTGCGTTTTCGCACGTAGAAATGGACATAATCAATACGGTGATTGCAGACATCTGCATTAATCACACCGCCAATTCGATCAGCGATTTATCGCACGATCAGATTTGGGATGCTGCCAACGAGGGGGAAGAAATCCCCATGTTTGCGGTCCTCGCTTCTGCGCGGGGGGAATTGACAGATCGCGTTGTGCAATGGGCCGATGCTGTGGTACAAAGGGTTGAATCGAGGAAGCAAGTAGCAGCTTAGGTTTGTCGTGTGGCAACGCCTACGTACGATCATAGAAGATGCTGCCGCCCAAGAGGCGGCAGATTTATTTTCGGAGCAATTCGACCGCTTTGACGAAGCGTGGGAAGGGCTTAAATGGCTATTGTCTAGGAAGCCGGAGATTGGCTACCCCCAGACGATCAACGGCGTACCTACTGGTTATCGGTTGCATATTCAGGCCGCTGACGAATTAGCCCGGACGCCCGAAATTTGGGTTGTCTACACCCATGATGACAATGAGGTGGTGATTCATGAAATCAACGCCGTCACCCCGCCGGACGAAGACGAAGAAAAAGCCAAACCAGCACCCGCAGCCTAACGGTGCTTGCGAGGGCGATCAGGACGCTTCTGCGCCTCCTTCTGGCGACGTGAACCCCACTCACCGAGAGGATTTCATGTCTCTATTAAGCGCGGCAACGCGAAGGCCCGCACCAGAAGATTGAACATCGCCCAATGTGAATGTCGCATGTTTCGGCGGTAGCTGAACTCGGCGATGTATTTCCAAGCGTGCTTGCTCGAAATGTGAACGTGCGTGCCTTTGATCGCGCGTTTTAGCAGCGACCAATGACCCTCAATAGAATTGGTGTGGTGGATGCCTCGCACGTACTCCTTCGCACTGTGATCCACGAAGCCGTGGCTATAATCGCCACTAAGATCACGGTAAGCGTAATGACCATCGCTACTAACGGTCGTTCCGGCTTCAACATTTTCACGGATGATCGGCTCTAGCGTGAACTTGGTTTCGTCCGGGACCGGCCCGGCAACCATGCGTCCGTCACGTTCAACGATGCCAAACACGGTTGTCTTGTTTTTGCGGTGCTTGCCCTTGCCGTGATGTCGCAGCGTGCCGCCGACTAGCGTCTCGTCAACTTCAACGTGCTTGCCGATGCCGCCCAATCGCCCCCGCTGGTCGGCTGAGGCCATGAGTTTACGCAACTCGTGGCAAATCCGCCAAGCGCACTTGTAAGTGACGCCGGTCTGCCGCTCGATTTCCTTGGCCGCGACCCCATGCCGGGTGCTGGTCATGAGATACATCGCAAAGAACCAGACCGTGAGTTTGGTGCGGCTCTTGTGAAAGATCGTCCCTGCGCAAGGGTAAATGTGATGGCCGCACCCTTGGCAGGCGTAGGCCCGCCGCTTGGTCATCGGATGGAATTGCATCCGCTTGTCGCAAACCGGACAATCGGTTTCCTCGCCGCCGTACTGGATTTCCATAATTCGCTTAAGGCAGGCCCCGTCATCGGGATATTCGGCTTGGAATTGCTTGAAGGTGTATTTGGCCATGACGGCAACCCTCTAGGTTGAGGGAGAGGCTATCAGGCCGGTTACTTGCTGTCAAGGGATAAATGCGCAAGACGGCACCGCAGGAGTAGCAGATTGTCACGATCCGCCGCCGAGGAGTTGCGTCTTGGCGCCAGCCGTAGAGCTGACGCCGCCGGCGCCGGTTAGATCGGTACCCTCAAAACCGGCTCCTGCCGCAAGAGCTGCTCGCGAGCGCGCGGCTTGGCCAACGGCCTGGACCTGGCTTGAGGCAATCGTAGGCGGAGGTGCGGCCGGTGGCAGCGGAGGCGGAGGAGGAACCGACATTGACGGCGTGCCAAAGATACCCATTGGGGTTTCCCTCTCAGATCAGGAGCAACAGAGCGAAAACGCCGCACAAAATGCTGGTGCCAACGATCACGCGCTGAATGGCAACCATCGCGAGGTAGCCGTTAGAGGCAATTTTGCCTTCGACCAATGCGCGCTTCTCCGCGCGGCCTAGCATGTAGGCAATCAGATGCGAGAGGTAGGCGAGGCCGAGCGTGACGATCGCAAGACGCATGGATCCAATATGCCCGGTCAAGAGCCCGGCAACGAATACGGCCACGAGGTAAAGCGCGCCGTTGACGATGGCGCCGATCGCGAAGATGTTCATCAGTCAAACTTTCCGAGATAGACGAAGAACCACACCGCGAGTAGCAGCAGGAGGACCACCATGACGCCACCGATGACTATGAATGGCGTCATCACCTCACCGCAGGATTGATGCAATGCATCGGATAGATGGAAAGCGGCGCGCAGGGGTCAGGTTGGGATACTGGCACCGGAAAGAGATTGCGCAGCATCGTCTCGGCGCGCTCGCGGTATCGTGCCCAAGCTGGTTTGGCGATCATGCTGAGATCACAGGTGAAGTACGATGAGCCGCCTGTGGGGGTGGTGCCGCACCGATCGTCATGGTCTGGGTCAACACCCTCGGCGCGGGCTATCAGCCGTGCGACGTGCTCAACCACTTCCTCAGCGACGTTGTGATGCTCGGCTGGGATCGCGATGACGATTTCCGGTGGCGATTGGTAATCCATCGGCGTCCTACCTCAACGGATCGTAATCGGACGTGAACATGGAATGGCGGCGCTCGAGCATATCGATTTCGGCGAATACGCGCTCGGCCGGCGTCATGGTGTTGAGCGCGCTCTCGATCTGCTCTTGCCGCTTGAGATTGTCAAAGTAAAGCGGGCGCGCGAGGGCAGAGTCGAGGAATTCGCCTAGCTCGCGCCTGGCGTCCTGAGCTTGCTTGGATTGGCCTTGTGGTGCGCCGTTTGAGATCTCAGGCGGTTCACGGCCGGGGCGATAGAGCGGGCGGCAATCGGTCATGCCACGGCACCATCGAGGAATGGCACTGACAGCCAGACAATCTTTGGGATCGTCGGGAGAGATGGGAGGCGAGGCGGGGTAATCGGTCATCTTCCGTGCTCTCGTAAATCGTCGCTGAGACGCTCGCCAGTGTTGAGAAAGCGCTTGCACGCGCGGGTTCTCATGCTCAGCCAAGTCAGTCATAAAACAGAAAAAAACGTCTCTATATCTGCAAAAATCATGCGCATCGCGCGCGCTCTCTTTCCTCACGTTCTCTAATTGCCTTGGGCGGCGCGTTCGAAACACCTGATCGCCGCAACGCGCCCCGCGCGCAAGCCGTGAAGGAAAGATCGCTGTTGGGCCGCTATATTTTCGCTATAGACGCCTTCTGCGTTGAGGCCATCTGTCGGGTGTTTGTCAATTCGTTCCTCGATTATGTCCCAAATTCTTTTACGAGTGCTTGTTATGATACGCCTGGCAAATTCAATTAAAAATTCATCCGAACACTTATACTCAGTAAGATCATCATCTAGAACCACAAACCCCAAATCCATAGCTAACTCAAGTAGAAAACTATCGGCCTCGGTAAAATCTTTCCGTCTCTTTGTTATCAAATCGATTTTCATCTAACACTCTCCCAAGGGTCGCCCGCGCATAGTTTCCCGCTCTGATTGGTGCGCTTTCTCGATATCCTTGCGCTCTTTATCACGCGCGCTCTCTTTCCTCACGTTCTCTAATAAGACGCTCGCCAGTGTTGAGAAAAAAATACATCGCCTCTTTCGAAAGACGATAAACGCAATCGATGCCGGTGATAGCCGACACACTGCAGGTCGCAAAGCCGCGCCGGACTAGATCATCCCAATCAGGGTTACTCGAACAGCGATAGAAGTTCCGAAACGCAATCTTTTTGCCACGATCAAGACCGAGCGCATGGCGGGCCATCTCTACCTGTTCGTCGGAAAATTCGTAGACTGCCATGCGTGAAAATCTCTCTCGAGTTTCGCCATATTGAATCGCTGGCCGCCGAGGTAAACCACGCCTTCGAACACTTGCACCTGGGCGCCGTAGAGCTCCTCGAGACAAGCGAGGAGCGACAGAGCGTCGGGGCTCATTTCAGAAATAAGTGGCCGCGACAATCGGGATACCGCGGAAGGTCGGTCGCTGACCATCGACGAACCATCTACCTCCGCCGAACGCCAGCTTAAAGATGGCGATTTCCTCGGGCGATAACCCCACACCGTTTACCGTCTTCACGTCTTTGGCCCGCGCGTCCACCCGTGCATCGAAGTCAATCACTGCTTGCTCTCGCATGGCCGCCAATGCTTCGGCGTCCGCCTTGAAGACGCTATCGCGAAGCACACGCGGCACCATAACTATGGATGCCGACATTCCAGCAAAAATATTTAGCCTCTCACACTTCGCCTGCAGGCCCGGACCGGGCCCATCGGTGATACGCACCGTAAAGCGCTTATCGCCTTTGAGCCGCGCCTCTTCGCTGGTTAATTCGAGAAACATCTCATTTCATCGCTAAGGGATCGTAATCCGATGTGAAGCTGTTGGCTACGCCGCCAACCCTCCAGAGTGAAGGTGGGCGCACGATAGCGCGCTTGAGGCCGGAGAGGCAAATGTAGCGCGTGCAATCCATAAGATGGTCCGCCTGGCCGTCTTTCACCCTACCCTTTTCGTCGCGCTGATAGAAGCGCTGTTCGGCGAGCCAATTGGCAAGCGTGCGGAATACCATCATCCGCTGAGTGGAGAGGCGCGTCCAGACTTCGTAGATGCCGGCCTCGAGGGCATTTTCGGCTTCAACGAGCGTATCGAGCCCGAGGTCGTTGTAATCCTTGAGCAGGCGCTGGCCGTCACGTTGACCACGACCGCGGGCGGCCGGATCGATCACGCCTGGGATCCAGGTTCCTCGTGCGCGAATGGCGGCGGCATGAATTGGAGGCTCGGCCTCGCCGCGGTAATGCTCGCTGTAGAGATAGACGATATCGGTTTCGAGATCGTGTGCGGCCCAAAGCGCAGCGGTGCGGTTCCAACCAACGTCGAGCGCATAGCACTGCACAAAATGGTCGGGGATCTGGAACGGATCGCAGAGGAAGGCTTCTTCCGGGACCGGATAGATGGCGCCGGCACCAAGGGAAGGAATGCCTTCGGATCTTGCTTTGCGCTGGAAGGGCTGAATGCGGGAGAGCTCTTCGGCCATCATTGCTTCGGTAAGGTGTGGGACGTGTCGCCAGCCAGCATTGACGATGAACTTACCGGACATGATCAGAACTTGATGGCTGCCAACGTGATCGGCGCCGTGGTGCGGCGCTTCTGGCGCACCAGCGCGCTTTCTAAGTGGCGATGCGCCTTGATAAGGTTATTGCGCCAAGCGACACGGCGTTTGCCGCTGGATCCGTTGCGCCCGTTATCGATGCGATCACCGATGCGGATATTGGCGAAGGATTCGAGATCGTCGAGATCGTCGGTCATCACGAGTTCAAGGCCGAAAGGTAGCGGCGATATGACGGCTGAGAGGCAGCGGTATCTTGGCGATCATGGCGCTGGCAAACTTGACGCAACGGCCTTCGTCGGTCATTGCCCTTTTTGCTCATCACTACACTTCGCTCGATCCGATATAACGGCCTCGTATCTGACCTTGCGAAGCCATTGCATCACGATATAGGGCTTCGACGCCTCATCGGTTTCATCTTTGAGGTCACTGAGAAGGTCAAGAGCGTACTCTCGGTCCTGATCGGTGATCTTGCCAAGTTCTGCATCGTAATCATGGGGTGTTGGCGCACTCATCACTTATCACGCGACGGCCTTCATGAGCCAATCGGAGCGCTCTTCGAAACGATCAGGCAGCGAGCCGCCGGGAAGGAATTCTAGCACCACTTTCGACATTCCTTCAATCGGGGTGAAGGTCAAGAGCAGATGGCCGCGCGATGTCATAAGCCGAATGCCGCATTCCTCGTAAACGTCGATGCCGGGCTCTTCGTCAAGCCAGACCAGGTCTTGTTCGGTGCCTTCGAACGAGCCGCGGCCTTGCTCATAGGACTTGAGACCGATTTGCGACCAGCCGCCGCTGCGATGACGCACTGCGATCGTATCTGCGAGATTGGCAATGCCGCGCTTCCAGGTGACGCTGCCGATATCCTCGCGGGGAACGAGGCCGGTTCCAGAAAACGTCTTTTCCCGGCTGCGCCATGAAACCTTGCCGAACAGCTTGGCCTGAATGATATCGCGGGTCGACTCGTTCGATTTGCCGGCTGCCCAGCAGGAGATCGGTCCGGCGCACCTGTGACCGACCCACCAACGCGGGTAGCGGCCGGTCAGATGCAGCGTGGCTTCATAGCCGCCGATTGACTCGCTCTTGCCAATTCTGTTGGCGGCTAGCATCAGCCGATCGCGGTGGGGTGAACCATCGCAATCTGGCGGGCAACTCGGCAGCAATTCGTGTTGTCCACCCGCGGCGAAGAATTCCATGTGACGCGGATAGAGCAACCGGCGCAGGGAACCGTGATCGGGAAAGTAGGAGAACAGGCGCCGATAGGGCTCAGCCCGGCTCACGTTCTCCCGCAGCTTCGCGGCCAGCGTCGCGCGGCCCTCCGGGGAGAGCCTCGATAAGATCGGCAACAGCCGCTTGGTCGTCGACGCTGAGAGCATTGAAGATGTTCACTTGGGTGCGCGGGCCGTCCGGTTCCGGCAGTCCTCCAAAATGCTTCAGAAGTGTGAAATTGGCCTGGTTCTTGTCGGCGAGCTTGAGCTCGGGGCCGTTCTCGGTCCACTTCACTTGCTCGATCGCCTCGCTCAGTTCGCGCGGCAATGCGGTGATGTTCTTGAGCGTCTTGCCGTCCGCTTCATAGAAATCCGCTACGTTGGCGCGGCCGATGCGGTCGATGCGCACCACGATCGAGGCTGGGCGGATATCACGGTACGCGATGGCCTCGACAAAGAGCGCGCGCACCCGAGCCTTGACGTCAGCGCGATTGGCGAGGCGCCGTCCATTGCTATCGGCGTTTTTCGGCGCGAAGCCGGCGCGCTCATAGGCCTTGGCTCGTGCTTTCTTGTCACAAGCAAGCTGCAGCTCGACAAGTTCACGCGCAAAAATCTCGTGTTGCGGGTCGACCAGGATTCCCATTGTGTGCGATCTGCAGCATATGCCCGATTCAATCCGATTCACAAGTTAGGCTCTTTGGCCCCAATTTTCAATGATCCTGGATCCAGTCAGGTTGAGCGTTGGGCGAGAATGGAACCTGGGGGCGATGCAAGGCGCGAACGCCGCCAGCGGGCGGATCGGGAAATGCACCATTGCTCGGCTCGGTTAGGCCTTCGGATTCGGCCTTTCCGAGTGCTGCGGCGACCATAGCGTCGGTATCGACTTCGACAGGAATTGGATCAGGCGAGGACGGTGCGGTGGAGGGACCGGACTCGGTCATCGATGCGCTGGGAATATCCATTGAAAAGTCGACAATCCCTGAGATTGGCACAGGCTTGCCTGCCATCGGCAGCCGCCCATTGCGCATGCGGGTGAGGATCGAGCGCACCCAGGTAGCGCTGTCTAGGCCTTCGAGCTCGGCTTGTGCGCCGATCCATTGCTCGAGTTCTTCGCTGATGCGCACGACCAAGCGCTTTGACAGGTTGCTCATGCTCTAAACGCGAAAAGGCCGCCCGGTGCGGCCGGACGGCCTTAGTATCTCCAAAAAAGGTTCGGACTTGGGTGGAATTACCGCATATGCTTCTCCGTGTTGGCGCAAGGTGAGAGTGAGAGCAGAGGGTCCACACAAAAGCAAAAGCCGCGAGGCGATTAGGCCACCGCGGCTAATTCCGGTCGTGCGCTGCACTTGGGGTGACGGGCTTTTGCCACCACCTTGATCTGATCGATATACAGTTCGATTGGAGTAAGACGCCCGAAGATATCGATATCCGCTCTGATTCGATCTTCGAGGTCAAGGCGTTGCGGCATGAGGTTGACGATAATGCCGCCGAAGGCTGTGAATGGCCCTTCGGTGACTTGGATCACGTCGCCGATCGAGAATTCAGATTGTGGCTTTGATTCCGGCATCTTGATCAGGCCTATCTCATTGGCCGCGCCTTTGAGCGTAGCGACCGCCTGATTGACGCTTCCGCCTCGTAAAATACAACGAAAACCGGGGATATCGCGAGGGTCTCCGCGTAGCGTGCAGCCGAAGAAATAGCCGGGAAATAGGGGTCGCAATATGGTGCGGAAAAGGCCGCGATGGCGCTGGTTGAGGGTGACATGACGTGTAGCTTTGATCTCGATCTCACGCTTTGGTAGGAAGATAGTCGATCCGAAATACTGCAGCCATCTTGCTGTCTCGTTCTCGCGGCGGACTTGGCAGGCGACAACCGCCCAACTGCCATCGTCGATAAGGCTTTGCGTCGCTTGCATAAATCCCTCATTGTTGCGTTGCCGTTCGCTTCAAATCGGTATCGGTATCCTGCGCTGATTCTGGCTCCGAAAGCGAGCCATCCTTGCGTGGTGGCCACAGGCATGGAACCAATAGGCCCAACTCCTTGACCGGCCAATCGTTATAGGTTTTGCCGTTGAGTTCCTTGACCATGGTCCCGACTACGATCTGGCGGACGTCGATGCTCAAGAATTCACGCCAGGCGCCGCACATTTGCGTGCCTTTTTTGACCATGACCCAGTGATCGGGATTGTCATCGGCGAATTGGGCTAAAGCTAGGTAAGATGGTGATAATGGTGGCAATTTCAAGCCGCTACCTTGGGCGGACGGCAGTGCCTGGAGGCGGTTAAAGCCTGCGATCGCCCGCATGACGTTGGTGGCTCGCCAGACTTCCGAGCCTTCGGGCTCAAAGACTAGCGCCGGGATTGGCTTTCCTTCCGGTTCGACCAACACAGCGAAGGCCGGCCAGCCGTCGCGCTCCTTCAAAAATATGTGCGCACCCAAGACGTTAGGTGGTTTTCTCTGGCGGTTGCGATAGATCACATAGCCATGGGCCGCTTTGGTGGCGAGGGTGCGTTCGGCTTCGGTCAGCGCTTGCCAGACTTGCCGCGCTTGCGTTTGGCGCAGGATCGGCTCCCGGTACGCCTCTTCGAATTCTTTCCAGCTTTGCGCGTGCTGCCACTCACCCCCTTCTTGGGGGGTAGGGGGGATTCTTTCTTGTTCAGGTTCAGGTTCAGAGATTAGGCCCCCTCCGCAGCTAGAGTCCAAATGGGTGGCTAAGGGGGGGGCTAACTGTTCGCTAGGGCCAGCGTTTGCCACTTCCGTTGGAGAGTGGCTAATTTCTGCGGGCTCAGATGTAGAAGTTTCTTCTACGGCTTCCGTTTTGCCCGCTGCGGCGGCTTCAATCGTCTCGGGATCGGCGTCGAACATCAGGCGAATTTCGTCCGTTGTTCGGCGGCCCCGGCCTTCGCTATTGAGCCGCCCACTATCGTCGCGCCATTGCGGCATGCGTACTAATGCCCCGATACTTTCCAGCCACATGAGGCGCCGGCGCACGGTCTCCGGTGCAAATTCGCAATCCTCGGCGAGTTGCGCGAGGCTGACAAAGGAATTGCCGTCGCCGTTAACGTATAGCGTGAGCATGCTGAGAATGAGCTTGGCGTAGGGGTTGCGCAGCCGAAGATTGCGCGCCCAGGCGTGAGCCTCGTCGGCGGCGATGCGGCGTTTTCGGTGAGTGGGTTTTGCGGGTGCGTTCATGGCATAGCGGCCTTTATGAACTCGGCCGCGACTTGCGGGACGATCGCGTTGCCGTAGGCGCTGCATCGTTCCATGCGATTGGGTATCCCATCAGCCAGCAGGGGAAGGCCGGGTTTAACGCGCCATTGAGCACGGTATTTCCGACCGCCTCTCTCAACTTCTCCCTCGATCGCGTTCCACCCCACTTGCAAAGGGCCGCTCCACCAGTGTCCGTGACTGCGGTCGGCGTCGGCCATGATAGGAGCATCACAGCCTGTTGCAGTGTCAGCCCAAAACCGTTCCCGTTGCCCGTTCGAACTTTGCATTCTGCGCGCCGCTCGATCAATCGCGGCACGTCGCGAATCCCGAATTCCCTGGCCGTCGGCGTACGCCACGAAGAAGTGGCGCGATCGGACATGCGGCGCGCCCGCGCCAGCAGCACACAAATCCGCAGCCCCGAACGAATACGCCGCCGTTTCCAGTTCAAGGTGAACTCCGGCGAGCCATTCAAGTCCAAGCGTTCCTGCAACTTGCTCGCCAAAGAGAATTGGAGGCTTTCGCTCCTGGATGAGCCGAAACCACGCGGGCCAAAGGTGGCGCTGGTCGCCGATACCTTTTTGCTTTCCTGCGACGGAAAGCGGCTGGCAGGGGCAGCTTCCAGTCCAAACAGGTCTGTCGTCGGGCCATCCAGCGAGCCTGAGTGCGTAGGACCATCCGCCGATGCCGGCGAAGAAGTGGCATTGGGTGTAACTGCGCAGATCGTCGGCGCGTACATCGACGATGCTTCGCTCGTCAACGTCACCTGGCGCGATATGTCCGGCAGCAATGAGGTTTCTGAGCCATTGGGCGGCATAGGGATCGTTCTCGTTGTAGTAGGCGCTCATGAACTGTTTGGGAGGCACGGCGGCGTCGCCGAGGTGACGAAAATCTCGCCGTTGCGATGACGCCATTCGCGCCAGACGCTGCGGCCGTCGCCGCCGTGCACGGTGAGGCGGGCTAATCCGCAGAGCGGGCAGGTGCGCTCGGTGCGGGAG